AGAATCAGAGTTATTATAGTTAAGTACACAAGATGCTAATTGAGGAACTTTAGTTCCTGCGTTAATCATAATCGGAGTTGCTGGAGAAATTAACTGATTAGATAACGAGTTGTAATATTCAACCGCATCTTCAAATGTTTTTGTTACCCATAGAGCAACTCTCATGTACATATGTTGGGGTCTTTCGATAGCAACTCCTTTTGGTGTTTTTAACAAATACATTTCTTGTAATGAACGCCAAGCAAAGTAATCAAAATTATAATCATTTTCATGATTAATTACGCTATCGATATTTTCACCCCCATATCGATTAATAGTTTCAATTAAAATATCATTAACAATACCATCTTCATTTAAAATTTTCATTGTATTTGAGAAACTTTCATCAGTTTCTTTGTGGTAAGATGAAATAGCTACTGAGGAAGCTAATCGTGAATAATCATGATGACTCCCAGTATATGATGCGGCAATTTCATACACCAACTTATCCAATTCTTTTGTTGTAATTAAACCTTCAGTTGGTACTGAGGTAATTACTTTAATAAAAATTTCATCTGAATTAACGTTTAACCCTTTAGCGGCTCGTTTAACTCTATTATAAATTTTTTGTGGGTTAAAAGACACTTCATCCCCATTTCTTTTTCTAATCTTTAATGACATATTATAAATTTAGTTTAAATTAAAAATCATCAGTGAATGAAATAGTTTCATTCAACTTCGCTTTTTGATATTCAACTGTTCTTGACTCAAAGAAGTTACCTTTAGTCTCAACAGCAATTTGTTCCATGAATTTAAATGGTTGTTCAACATTGAATTGTTTTTTACACCCTAATTTAACCAATAATCCATCAACAACAAACTCCAAATATTGTTTCATTAAGTTTGAGTTCATACCAATTAACGATACTGGTAATGATTCGGTAATAAATTCTTTTTCAATCTCCAAAGCAGATAATAAAATTTCTTTAATTCTTTTCTCACTTGGTTTTTGTTTTACGTGGTTGTTTAAGAGATGAATTGCAAAATCACAATGTAAATTCTCATCCTTAAAAATCAATGAGTTTGCGTTACATAAACCCTGCATGATACCACGAGATTTTAACCAAAATATGGAACAAAATGAACCTGAAAAGAAAATACCCTCAACCGCGGCAAACGCTACCAATCTTTCTTGGAAGGATGCATTTTCAATCCAATTTAACGCCCATTCAGCTTTTTTCTTAATCGCAGGTAATCTTTCAATTGCGTTAAAACAATCATCCTTTTCTTTGTCATCTGACACGTAAGTATCAATCAATAATGAGTACATTAGTGAATGAATGTTTTCCATCATCAACTGAAACCCATAAAAGAATTTAGCCTCAGGATATTGTACTTCTTTAAGGAAGTTTTCCGCCAAGTTTTCATTCACAATTCCATCTGACGCGGCAAAAAATGAAAGGACATTTTTAATAAAATATTGTTCATTTTCTGATAAATTTTCCCAATCTCTAATATCGTTGGTCAAGTCGACTTCTTCCGCAGTCCAAAAAGCCGCTTGGTGTTGTTTATAAAAATCCCAAATATCATTATACTCGATAGGGAAGATTACAAATCTGTTTGGATTTTCTTTTAATATATTTTCCATAATAATTAACTATTGTTTTGTTCTCTTTGTTTTCTTTTGTCTAATAAATCTTTGATACGTTGTCTATTTCTTTCCTCTTGTTGTTCCTCAAGACCTAAAAATGTCACAGAACTTTCAGTATCTATTTCTAACATTCCGTTATCAAATTTACAATTTTCAAATACAATACCATCATCACCAATACGTGATTTAGTAATTGCGATTGTTGCCAACTTCATTTCTTTTTGTTGTAATGATTTAGCCACAGAAATAATTACGTGACCAACTTGAGCCTTTTTAATAGAACCACCCATTTGGTCAGTTGTCACAACATCAGACGAGATTGATTGACGGTTACCTTGTGTTGCTGTCCATCCGACTATGTCCAATTCGTGACACATTGCTTCAAACGCTCTCATTACAGAACCTTCTGACTTCCATTCATCACCTAAGTTTCTATCAGGAACCACACAATCAATATAATCGAGTAATACCATATCAATCCTAACACCATCAGCAATCATCTTTCTAATTTGATTTTTGATTTGTAACATAGTCATGGTATCTGATGGTAATTTCTTTAAAATTAGTTTGTTTGGCATGTTTGTTTTAATTTCATGAACTTTAGCCATAACCTCATCTTTTTTCAAGGATAGTTCATCTGGATGAATTTTCGTCCATAATGTGAAATGTTTTCTTTGAATAATTTTTGGATTGTCCTCAAAAAAGATTTGTAAGACATTATAACCCAAATTAAAAGCGTGGTTTGAAATTTTTGTTAGTAGTGTAGATTTACCCACACCTGTTGGTGCTAACACAACACCAATTTCCCCTTTTGCTAACCCACCTTTTAAAAGTCTATCAATTCCAGGGATACCCATCGGGATTGGGTGGCGATAGTCTTCGTTTAACACCTCATCCAAATTAGCAAATACATCAGACTGCCCGTCTTCTCGTTGCCCGACTTGTAGAGCGTTTCTAACAAGTTGTTCAACCTTATCGTAATTCTCAAATTCACCACCATCAATGATTTTTTGAGCTTTGTTCATCACTTTTTGTAGTTCTTGTTGTTTACAGAACTTAAGTGCTTTCTCTTGAACGAATAGTCCTCCTTCAACATTAACATCTTTAATCTTTTTAATTGTGTCAATAACAATTTTTGATGCTAATTCTTGTTGTAATTCTGATTTTGTAATTTGTTCTAGTGTGTCAAACGTAGGTGTATGTTCATATTTAGCGTAGTACTCCTTCACCATTTGAACGATAAGTTTGAAGTATTTGCTCTCAAAGTAATTTACTTCAAGAACATCAATAATAGTCCTTGCAAACTCCTTATCAACGATGATTTGGTTTAGTAGTTGGAGCTGAAATCCGCTACCAAGATATTCAAAATTTTTGTTTGACCCCATAGTTTTTCCTTTAATGTATTTGATAAATATTAGACACTAAGTGGAAGTCCCATGTACTCTAATGTTAATTTTTTCGTTGAAAAAATGTCAGTTAGTGACATAAGTAAATTTTTTATGTGTGGGCGTATGTCTACGGTATATCTTATCTTCGGAGGGAAGAGTTTAGCATTAAATTGCCTATGACAAATTGTCATATCATTTTGTTTAATGTACACATTAAAATACTCAGGTCCGTCAGTATATGATGTTTCTAAAACAGATGGATTAGTGATGATTTCATCCATGTTGTCAATCATATACGTAACTGTTTTCATTTTAAGTTTGTACTGCATTTCTTCTGAGAAATCTTTAATGAATTCATACAACTCGGTAGAATTTTTAGCTTTTGGGTTAAACTCCCTTACATTAAAAAATCTTTGTACGATAATGTTGTCATTTACCGTCATTAAAAACTCCAATTTTGTAGCTTCTTGCTGTTCTTTCATAACTTATTTTGTTTGTTTAAATTTACGTTTTTCTTTTCTTGTTAATTTTAAAAATGGTTTCAAAAAATATATCCAAGCATCGTCTCCTTTTGGTAGGTATTTGAAGAACCCGTCTTCCATCATCATTTTGATTAGGTTCTTATAACCTCTACCGTCTGGGTCAAGACTCTCATGGTAATAAAGTTCCACTAATTCTTTAGCATCTTCTGTAATAAGGGGGTTTGACAAATCGACAATCTTTTCATTAATCTCAAAAAATTCATCACCATATATTCCTGTTTTGGTTTTACCACTTAATAAATTTTGTAATACTTTGTTTTCCTTATCTTCTTTTAAAAGGTTTTCTGCCTTAGTTAAAATATCGGTAACACTTACCGTTTCGTCAAGTACCTCAGGGAACAATTTTGCAAATGTCTTTTCACCCAAGAAATAGATACCATCAATGTTATCTGACTTGTCTCCCATTAAAACTTTACAGGTCTTGATGTTATCGTGAGGAACTTCAATGTCGTGTAACTTGATGGAATCTCCCTTCTTGTAGAATTTTTTTGAGTTCGGTGAATAGATTGACACCTTATCTGAAATAAGTTGTGTCAAATCTTTATCACCTGAAAAAATTGTTTTGTGTTCGTTCTCAGAAATTTGACAGTAGTAAGCGATGAGGTCATCGGCTTCGTTATTGTCAATTAGAACTTGTCTTACGAACATCTCTTCGAGGTATTGTTTTACCCTCTCTTTTTGTTCTTTGAATGAGTCCATTTTAAACTCATTCATGTCGTTTCTACGATGTTCTTTGTATTGGGGGTAGATAATCTTCCTCGTAGAAGAATTGCTATCTCCATCCCAAAAAACTACAACCTTGTCGTAATTGTATTCTTCAATAAACCGTCTAATTGTGTTTATGAAGTGCCAAGTCCCTCCAATATGTTTTCCATTATGAAAGTAATCTCTTACTCCATGAAACCCAATTTTAAAAAGATTGTTTCCGTCAATTATTAACGTTTTAATCACTACAGTTTATTTAATGGTTCTACTTACTCTCTTTCTTCTCTTAAATCAAAATCACCATCAGTACCGATAATCTCTTTCCAGTAATCGGCATGTTCTTTTTTGTACGCCTCGATTGATGCCTTTTCTTCGGATGATTCTTTACCCGCAATAAATCCGTGTGGTGTGACGATAATCTTACCATCTTCATACCCAAGTCCATTGATGTGGTTTTTCAATACCGACACTTTGGTTCTTGATGCGAACTTAACGGTTCTCTTGTCTTTGGTTGCGGTAATCTTAGTTGTACCAGCACCTTTTTGGTTACCAAATAGGAATACCAATGATGAGTTCAACCAAATTGCTTCACCACCCTTAGCCTTGATTTTTGGTTGACCAAACGGATTATCGGGTAATTCAACCCACGGTTGGTTTACAATAACCAAAGTGTTTTCGTATTTAGAATCCGCTTTACGTGAACCTGAAATACGTTGGTTGATGCCCATACCAATTTTGTCCGCCAATGTTGATGCGTTGTGTTGTTTACCACCCTTACCTTCGTAAGTCATCTTACAAGGAACTGAACCAACTGAATCCCATAAGAATAATAAACTATAATCCAACTCACCTTTTTCTTGTGCATCTAACAAACTATTGATGTAGTCAGTAATTTGTTCGATGTAGTCAAAGTTGTTATTGAAGATATAGAAACCATCCCAATCCAACTCACCTGTTTCCTCATCAACAACTTCCTCACATTCAAAACCCATAAGTTTTGCGTGTTCAAAAGACCACTTTTGTTCTGTAATGATAAAGACAGGTAAAATACCTTTTTTCTGTGCATCCACAGCTGTTTTAACCAACGCAGTTGTCTTACCAGTGTCCGAGTGTCCTAAGAACATATTTAAATGTCCAATAGCAGGTCCAGGTAAACCAACGGCATCCAAAAACTGTTCACCCAAGTCGAAGAAACGTTGGGGTTTGTACTTTGCTGAAGTAGAAAACTT